GCCAAACAAGTTAGCCGCACCCGTTTGAAGTGGTGCAAATTGACTCTGAGCATTCTCTGCTTGCGTAAGGCTATAGTTAGCCATTGTTGCAAAGCGGTCTTGCTGTGCTTTGGCTTCTGGAGTTAACTGATAACCCGCAGAAGTCATCTGACCAGTCTTAGGATCATAGGTGTACTGTGATGTGCCAAAGCGAGTGGTCATCCCTACTGGACGGAACTGAGAACCCGCAACAGCCGCTTGTGTGGCAGTATTGACATTTTGTGCGGCAGCAGTGGCGGCATCTCTTGACTCTTGGCTTTGCAGTACACCACCCGCTAAACCCAAGCCACCAGTAATTGCATTGCCAAACAACTTAGTTAAATCAGTTATTGGCGGTATTACTGGAGGAACAGGAGGCACAACAGGCGGCACAGGAGGTACGGGTGGTACAGGTGGTACAGGTGGTACGGGAGGAACAGGAGGAACAGGAGGAACAGGTGGTATTATTGGAGGTACTACTGAAGTAGGCGTAAACGCACCGAAACCAGCATTAGCCAATTCAAATTGTGTAGCCGCATCAGCCGCCAACTTAGCCGCTACAGACTCAGCAGTAATACCACCAGCCGCACCAGTAAGAAGACCGCTACCACCAGTTAGGCTACTTATGGTCGGAATAGTTGCACCGCCAACTAACGAAGCTCCACCTGCTGTACCCCCTAAACCACCAAGAGCCATGTCATAAGAAGCCAATTCAGCCGCAGACATTCCTGCTGTACCAGCCGCACCAGCAACTCCACCTCCAGCATTTAATAAACCTGGCAAACCAAAAAGCAATCCAGCGCCTGCCAAGAACTCACCAAAACCACTTTCTGTTTTTTGAGTCTTAAATGTGTTTAGATACTCACCTGAAGGTGAAAAGTTTTGTACATCTGTGCCAATAGCAACTTGATCATTTTTGCCACCAGTGGTTTTGTACACTTGTACATTTTCTAGTGGCCCAATGACTTCACTTTCTCCAACGCCATAAGTTTGATATTGAGGCTGAATCCAAGTGTCGCCAAGAAGAACTGCTTGATTAGGAGGGATAGTTGCCCCAATCTGTGCAGAAATCTGTCCAACAGGCGCACCAGAAGCCTCTGCTAGTTGAGCAGGACTAATCTGGTTTTGTGCCATGTATGCTACTAATTGAGCATCACTAAGGTTAGGATTGGCTGTTAAGTAGTCAATAATTTGTTGTTTAGTCGCCATGATTTTTCCTTAAACGTCACCTGTATTTGTTGATGGAAATGATCTAGTAAATCCTGTTACGTTAGACCAAAGAATTCTTACTGCGCCATTTGTGCCGTAGTAGTTATCTCCGCTACCACCTTCAACACCTGGCCCGCCACCATATAAGCCACCATTTGTGGTGTTAGGAGTACCCGAAGCAGTAGTTCCAGATGCTCCGCTTGATCCACCACCACCAGGTTTTGTTGAAAAAGGATTACCGCCAGCACCATTTGAGCCTTGACCCAAAATTCCTACGCCACCACCACCAGAACCTACGTCATTTCCACTAAGACCACCAGCACCACCACCACCAGCGCCTCCAGAGCCGCTTGCACCTGAAGCTCCTGTACCACCATTAGCGCCATTGCCACCATTGCCCGCATACCCACCAGCGCCACCACCGCCACCACCAGCATTTCCAGAACCATTGCCACCATTTCCACCATTGCCACCGCCATCGCCAACATATGTGCCACCAGTTCCACCAATTGTTCTGCTGCCTGATGTAATACCACCACCACCCTTTACTACTGATGTGCTTACAAAATATGAATCACCACCAGAAGCTGCAGTACCAGCACCACCAGTAGATGTTCCACCAGCACCAACAACAACTGTGTATGTATTACCAGGGGTTACAGAATAATTATTTATATAACCTAGACCGCCACCCGCACCACCACCAGCTCCAGAACCACCAGCGCCACCGCTTGATCCACCAACACAAAGCACTGCAACAGATGTTATTCCACCTGGGCAAACCCACGAATATGTGCCAGCCGTTGTAAATGCCTCTTGACCAGCAGTGCCAGATGAACCAGCAATAAAAGCGTTAATAGCGGCAAACATTATGGTGTGTATCCTTGTGAGGCAGAACCATACCAATTTGTACCATCAGATACAAAGCTAAAAATATCCATTCTTCCTGCGGTTGCTGTCATTGTTGGCGTTCCAACCACATTAAACTTAACTCCCGTAAAAGTAGCAGTACCATTACCAGTAGATGCCGCTTGCTTCAATAACAAGATAAACGATTTACCCGCAGTAGCAGTAGGCATCGTAAATGTGCAAGCAGTAGAAGCAGTTAAGGTTGCTGTTTGAACAGTGCCAGAAGTTAGACTTAATGTATGTGAACTAGATACAGTACCAATCGCCACAACTGTTTCAACATAGTTAGTGATTGTTGGGTTTGTCAGTGTTTTAGCAGTCAGCGTCTGAGTTGCATTGATTCCCACTACATCTGTCAATGTATTGCTTCCATAAGCAATGGTTTTGTTTGTCAGAGTCTGTGTGTCTGTCGTGCCAACAGTATCACCGCTAGGGGCAGTTTTAGTTGCCCAAACAGCAAGTTCTGCATCGCTATCTATTTTTGTAGCAATAGCAGTTGAGATATTGTTAAACTCAGTATCAATCTCAGTACCCTTGACAATCTTTAATGGATTGCCAGAAGACAGGTTGTCTTTACTTGCAAAATTAGTGCTTTTGGTGTAATTACTCATGATAGTTTCCCATTTTTAGCTTGGATTTCTATTTTCTGTATAGATAGTTGAATCCCGTTAATATTAGACTCATAACCAGTTTGAACAACCTTACCAGTACCACTGGCAGATACTTTCAATGTATTCAAGGCAACACCTTCTGAATACTCGTTAGTAGTTAGTGGTAAAGAGTGTCTCAGAGTATGAGTTCCTGAACCCGCACTACCAGTATTGATAGCACTACCACCAGATGTAGCCGATAGATTACAAGTCGCTCCAGAAGCATTAACAATGTAGTAAGTAGTTCCTGTACTCAAACCACTAGGAAGCGTTCCTGTGGTGGTTAAAGTGACGTTGTTATCGTTTACAAAGATAGAACCATCAACAGAGGTAATTACTGCGGGACTGGCATTGGTAATCGTTACTACTTGCCCACTAGGGTTGTCAAACTCTGCAATACCATACTGAGCAACACCCTGTGCGGGAATAGGCGCTAAAGCACTTAAATAGTTTGACTTGAAATCAAATCCCCACTTGAACACTACATCTTGGCTTGTGCCACCAATGACCACAACAGAAATCTTCTTCAGAATAGATGTCTGGTTGACGTTTCCAAGGTCTGCATGGTTTGTGTAGTACAACAAACGATAGGTAGATGTATAGTCGTTATAGCCCGTGTACTGGCCTATATAACCATTCTTTCCAATGTAGACAGAACCATCTCTTAAAGAAGTTAAAGCAGTCGGAGTAATAGAGTCCCAAGTGGTTACACGGGAAGAACCATCTTGAAGATTGATCTTCATGTCAAAGCAGTAAACAGACTCTGTGTAAGGCATGGTGAGAAGATAGAAACCTTCTCTTTCTGAATAAACAGACTTAATTGTTGACAAGGTCTGATTAGCAACATCACCCATTAAGTCATTACGCACATTCTTAGACAAATCCCTCTCAGGAGCAGACTTCTCTTGAATCGTTCTCATCAAGGAACGAACACCAGAGTTTGACAAGAAGATCACATCAGAACTGGTTGTCTGAACACTATCTCTTGCTAAACAACCAATCCCTCCCACTGTGTCGGATATGGACATCGTAGAAGGAGTAGTTGCACCCTGATAAACAAGAATCTGTCGTTTACCAAAGATAAATAAGAAACCATTATGAGCAGCCAAGGCTTGAACTTCATCAGCACCATTAGGCCAAACTCTACTTGTGTCTAAAGTACCAGTAGTACCACCAGACCATACATGACCCGCAATCAGATCAGAGAAGCTAACAGTTACTCGGTCTGCACTGGTAGAAGCCACCCACAAGCGACCATAAGCCGATATAGCAATGTTTGCACTAGGAACAGTCCCTACATAGCCAGTCTTCTCAGAAACCCGTCTATAGGTAGTTGTACTTACAGTAGGATCATAAATCAGAGGATCGTGACCTGTTTGAAAGAAGTAAGTAATCCCATTCAAAGAAGCACACTGCCAGTTACTCGCAGTAATGGTAGGAGCAGAACCACCCCCCCCATAGGTCAACTCAGTCACCGCATTAGATGTACCTAGTTTAAAGAGTTTGTTGTTGCCAGCAAAGAGGACTGTTAACGTCCCATCAGGCTGAACTAGCTCATGGATGACACCAACATCGTTAGCACCAAGGTTTCCAGAAGAGGAGTTAACCCTTGTCCAACCTTTACGTGAGCCAATACGACCATACTGGTCAATCACACAATTGGTGGCAACCAAAGCAAAGCCTTGCGCTAAATCCAATGGCGAGTCTTGGGTGTTCAACCCAAAAAACCCTGGTGCGCTAATGCTGAATGTTTGGATAGGTTGAGCCATTAAACTGCCTCAAAAGAGCCAAATTCTGGATAGCGAGTAGCTTCCGTAGAAATGTAATCAGAGAGCATAGACCTGTACAACTGATAAGCCTCTGAAGAAGATAGACCACCATCCTCACCACGCTCAACCAAAGCACGAGCATAAGCACTCTGAACCACCAACTCAGATGGCATCAGAATCACAGTAGCATCAGAAGTCAATGGTGCTTGTGGCACGACCAAGCTAAATCTTAGATTAACTACGCCATCAGGAATGGGAAATACAGTTACTTTAGTGTCATAACTGGCATCTACACCATCAAAAGCATAATACAAAGGCACACCACTAGAGACAGTACCAAAGTTCAAATAACGATTCATGTTAACAAACGGGATGTTTGTCATGGCTGTGTTATTCGTATCATTGATAACGTCTTGAACACGGAACTTCTGACCCGCACCCGTTAAGGAGTAAGAAGATGTCCCCGCAACAGTAGAAACTACTACTGTAGTACCCAAGATGTTCCATTCATAAGAGTCTTCTATTTGACGCTTGGCATCATTGACAAACTTGCCAATCAAGGAGGAATAGCTTGTTTCGGTAACAGTAGAGACTTCTTCTTCTCTGAGTCGAACAAGAACGTCATTAACAGCTTGAAGATATGTGGTCATGCTCTTGTTAATCCTATTTGTTCAAAAGTAGCAATAAAACTGAATGAACTAGCACTTTGAGTAGTAATTTGAATCTTATCGCCCTCTTCTAAAACGATATAAGCATTGCCATCAAATTGAAGGTATTGCTTTGAAGTAAAGTCGTATTCAGTAAGAATATCGTAGGAAGTGGCGGCACTGGCATCATTCCACTGAACAGTAATATGCTTAGTCGATCCACCAGTATTGTGAATGTACATCACAGTAAACTTGGCGTAGTAACCCGTAGGAACTGTG